TGGTTCGAGTCCAGTAATCCCGACTATTTTTAGCTTATTATTCTGTCTATCAGAATTTTACCCTATGTCGAAGGTATTTTCGTCGGTAAAATTCGGGACAGAGTAAAAATAGCTAAAACAATCAAAATCTCCACACTCCTTATGGCCAAGAGATTTGAAATTGGCAAAAAGTCGGTTTTCTATCGTTTAATACACCATGTCTGCAATAAAAATTAAAGATATGGTTAAAAAAAATTATTCCTTACAATCAAACGAGGCTGTTTTAAGCAGCATCATTGGATGGAGACCTCCTGTCTTCCATCAGAAATCTGAGTGTTATGTTAGTTTCTTAGCTTTTGACCCGTCATTTGGCCGACTGCGAAGAAAGAGAATCATGCTTGACAAGATAAAGGGCAAGCGCAAACAGCGTGAATATGCTGATGCACTCATGAAGCGTCTCACAGAGAAACTCATGGATGGTTGGAACCCCTGGATAGAGGCAAGCCAACCTCTCGAATACACACGATGGGAAGATGTGTTGCTCAAATACAGAGAGTATTTGACAAAGCTCTATAATGAGCACAACCTTCGTGAGGAGAGTCTGCATGATTACACCAGTAAGGTGAATGTACTTGAGACATGGATTAAGGTCAAGCACATCAACATCACCTACAGCTATCAATGGGACCGAAACAATGTGAGCAAGTTCCTTGATTATGTTTTCGTAGAAAGAAACAATAGTGTTCTGACCAGAAACAATTATCTGACGTGGCTCAAGACCTTCTCAAAGTATCTTTTTGAACGTGGCTATATCAGCATGAACCCAACGGATGGTCTCGGACGTATCAAGAATCGCCTGAAGAAAGAACGCGATGTGATACCTGATGACGTGATGCTGGAAATACGTGAGTATCTTATGAAAAACAACAAACATTTTCTTCTGGCCTGTGAGATATTGCACTATCTTTTTGTTCGCCCCCGCGAACTTTCTTATCTGAAAATAGGAGATTTCCATCTCAAATCAAAGACACTCACTCTACATGGTGAGCACACAAAGAACAGGAATGATGCCACTATCACTCTACCTGCTCATGTCATCAAGCTGATGCTGGACTTGAATATCTTTTCCTATCCAAGCAATTATTATCTCTTTTCAGCAGACTTCTGTCCTGGAGAGGAGCATAAGAGCGAAAAGATATTTCGTGATTACTGGCACCGCATACTGCGCAGGGATCTCGGGTTCTCGATGCGTTATAAATTCTACAGTCTGAAAGACACTGGTATAACCAATATGCTTAGGGCCAACACGGATGTCTTGTCGGTCAGAGACCAGGCACGACACTCATCAATCCTCATTACAGACATCTATACTCCGAAGGACATCCAGTCTGCGAATGAACTCATCTTGAACTACAGAGGAGTGCTATAAGGAAAAGAGGCGGCAGTATTAATCTGTCGCCTCTATCCATTAAGATATCATGTAAAAGCTACCTGTCATTATTGGCTCGATGCCATCATCTTTGATTTCAACTTCAATTTTAGCGCAAACGAAACGTTTGCCATGAAAAATATAAATCTTTGAAGGGTCTGGTATCTTCGATGATCTGAATTTGATTTCCATACAGTCTTTATTATCTATCACAGATTTCACATGAAATTCATTCAAACTATAGTCAGTTCTCTGCACCAGGCTCAGACTCCAACCTTTAGTTATGCCAAAAACCTTCTTCAGATGCACATCGTCTGTCACAGGAACTGGCCAAGCCATGAAATGATCCATGGCATTGTCATATAAGCAGGATTGTGGTAATGTCGTAGGAATACCCGATGGCAGCGGATATGTCGCATCCTGCATTTTGTCGAGGAGAAAATATATCTGCATGCTTTCTTTGTCATTCTCCTCATTATCCATATTTGAATCATCTTCAATGGCATCCTCAACAGTCACATAAGCGTAACCATCATCATCTTTTGTCGACTCAAGGCTCTCTGCTTCTTTAGTGTTGACGACAGACAGCATATAGCGAGGTCTCATGTCCTTATTATGACCAGACAATTGAAGCCAATTGCTGTAAGTTGTGAAATCCTGGTCTTTCACAGCAATTGCTGCAGGAGCAATATTGAGTGTGATGCTGTCGTCACTGTCTGTATTGCGAATGAGCGGTGAAAACTCTCCACACTCAACCCAGCTACCCTTGGAATCATCTTCCTCATCAGCCTTCCATATATAATATGCCTGCAGACTGCCGGAAGAAAACACCCTCTTGACAATGGTTGTTCTTTTCTTTTTCATATCCCATCCGTTGATAGTTGAATCAAGTTCAGGTGTCATGCCTTGATATGTATATATATCAAAGTATGCCAGCACTTTCTGTGGTATCACCTCATAATTATCCCTCTCTTCAGACTCACCTAAGTTGAACTCAACATTAGAAGTGTCAATCGTGTTGAGCGAGCCATCCTCATCATAATCAACACTGAACTCATCCAATGCTACCATTTCAACAGTCTCTGCATTGAGCAGTTCTGAGCTTCTCAAGATGCTCACCGTGCGTTCAGCTTCGTTGAAATAAATTCTCGCATTGAATAATTTGCGGAACTCTTCCAAAAAAGTATATACTGTCCAATGTGGTAACGCATGACGAAACTCATCCGACTTATAGGCAGAAGCGATGTATAGACCATCCCATGGATTTTGATTGAAATCATCACGAACAACCTTATATCCACATATATTGAGAATATTATGCAATATATGAATGAAATTAGGATGGACAGCCAAGTTGGTGATGTATCTCTTTCTGTTCTTTCCCAACGTCATATTCGCTGTCATATCGTTTGTCTCATCTCGAATAGGTGTGTAAACATACATTCCAGGAATACCTATCATATAAGATGGATTGTATGTTGCATAGAAATTAAATGTTTTGACCTCTGCCATCAGACCCATAATCTCTTTTGCATTGACTGTCTCCAGCTGGTCTCCCATGCTACCATGCAGTGCTCTGCCCAAATCCATCTCATCAATAAACTTTTTGTCGAATTTGGAATTATACTTCACCCTTGATTTACCACCGAGCAACTGCAGCTTCACTTCTTTCTGATTGACAGATAGTACAGTGCCCACTCCACTCATGATGAGCAAGCCATTACAGTATAGCTTGCAGTCATCATATTTAGCGAGTTTCTTCTTGACCTCGAACCTTGACACATTCTTGAATATCTCTCTATTAGATAAGATATTCATCGGAAATGTGATGTCATAGGTATATTCTCCATCATCGGTGACATACTGGTTGGCGTATGTCACCTTGATGGATGATGTGGATATAGGATAGGCTTTATGCCCATTGATAATGCATGTTATCATACTACTTGTTGTCTAATAATCGTTCATAATCTTTCAGTTTTCTGTGCAGTCCGCTACGGCCAGCGATAGGCATAACTATCTCCAATCCGTCATCAAGAGTCTGGTTGAGAATACTGATGGCGTTGTTCACACCATCGAGGGACTCTCGCACCTCACTATTGTCATTGCTGACGTTGACAACAGGAGTGACGACAGCAGAACCGCCACCAGAACCGAGAGCTCTGCTGATATCATCAGCGGTCAGTGATCCGACCGTGTTGGAGCGCTGCGCTCTGTCGATGAGGTCGAAAGCAGGACGAATGGATGAGTTGTTGACAGCCTGATGGTTGGCTACGAACTCACCTTCGTGGACAACACCTGCCTCTCTGCGATATCGCCTACCTCCTGTATAACCGCCCGAGTAGTAACCTGCCGCTTCTGCCTGATGCTGTTTTCTGATAGTAGCTATCTGCAGCAGACCAGCAGCAGTGGCCATACCAGCAGCTATTGGTGCCAAGGTCCAGCCGATGAAAGGAACTCGTGCAGCAGATGAATATGCGTTGATGGCAGCCATGGCTGTGGAGGCGATAGCCTGAGCTATCTCAATCTTCATCGCTTTTTTGTTGGCTTTAGCTTTAGCTGCTGCCAACTCCTTGTCACGTTTCTCCTCAAGCCTTTTCTTCTTTTTGGAGTTGTTGCCTGCTGCAGCAATCTGCTTTTCGTAGTTTTTGGAGATTTTGGCCTGCTCCAGATCTGAGCATGCCTGCGAATAAGCTGATGCGGCTGACATGATATTGCTGATGCCATTGTATGCAACCTGTGTTTTCTGCACCATTCCATCGAGGAAGTCCCCCGTGACTTGCGCCTTGGCCTGCATGTATGCAGCATGGTTCTGCTCATCTGAACCATAGAGCTCCTTCAACTTCTCCATGGTGTTCTGATAGTTCTGCACCTGTGCAACGAAATAGCCTCCGAAACTGCCATTTGTAGATTGTGCATCCCCGGCTGCAGCCTTTGCGCTATTGACCATCTCTGAAGTCTTTGAGTCAATCTTGGCTTGCGTAGAGCCTGCTCCATGATCCTCAGCCTCGATCTGCGCTCTCTGGGCTGCGAACTGCTTGGTTATCTCCAACTTCATCTGCTGATATTCCTCCTCCTTGACCAGTCCCTTTTTGTAGAGATTTTCAAGACCATTGAGATACATGGTTTCCTGTGCCTGAACATCCTGCTTGCCGAACTGCTGACGCAACTCCTTCAGCTGGTTCTGGTATGCCTCCTGCATCTGCAGCTGGTGGTCAAGAGATGTCTGCTCCATCTCTGCCTTGAGGTCAAGCCATTCCTCACTGCCCTCATTGTAAAGGGACAGGCGTCTCTGCATTGCATCGACTTCATTCTGATAGAGAGCTTCATCAAGGGCGATGTCATTCTGATATATTGCAGAATTGGCATCATTATACTGTGCTTTGATATTTGCCTCGCGAACCAACCGCTCACGTTCTATATCTTTCTCACGCATTTTGATGATATCCTCGTCATGCTTTTTAGCAGCATTGACTCTGTCATCAAGCAGCTGACGATATTCATTGCTGTCCTCACCATAGAGTGCTTTCAACTTATCAATTCCAGCAATAGTGATTTTCTCCCGATCATCGATGTACTGCTGATATGTTTTCTTGCCCTCAGCATAAGCTTTGGCATTGTCAGCCATCAGTTGGTTGGTCTCAGCTTTGATGCTGTCGGCTGCTTGCTTCTGTTTGCGCTTGGCTTCAGCCTCACGCTTGCGAGCTTCAGCTGCAGCTTTCTTCTCCGCTTTCTCACGAGCCTTGCGCTCCTTCTCAGTCTCTTGATGCGTGCTGGAGCCACCTCCTCCACCATCATCGTCTTTCTTGATTTTCTTGATTTCTTGGTTCTGTATATCTGCGCCATAAGCATCTTTTATGGCATCTCTCTTTTTGTCAAGAGCAGCTAAATCCTCCTTGGTCTTGGCAAGATCAGCCTTGTGCTTGCTACGAAGAGAAGCCGTTCCCATATCCATGGACTTTCCCTCTCGCCCAGAGACATGTACCTCAGACTTCGCTTCCTCGGCATCTTTCTGTATTATTTTCTCTTGCTCCTGCCTTTGTATTTCCAAGTCGGCGCGCTCCTTGCCAATCTCCTTCAACTTATCCTTTGCGCCCTGTACTTCATATAGGTGAACCAAGGACTTGATGTAGTCATCGAGTGCTTGCTTGTTCTCTTTATACTTGCCAGTGGTCTTGTCGATCTGTGCGTTGTAATTTGGGACAATTCTGTTAAGCTCATTGATGGCTGTATATCTATCTTTAAGGGAGCGCGTTTCGTCCATTGCGACTCTGCGGAGATTTTCGAGTTTGTTCTGCTCCTCGACGATCTGCTCCTGCGCCTCCTTGCGTATATCATTGAGCGCTTCCTGCGCTTTGGCCGCAGTGTCTGTCTTGCGACTTAAATCGACGATGACTGCAACCAAAGTCGTGACTGCTGCAGCAACAGCAAGATAAGGATGTGCTGCGAGTATCGCCCACAATTTCTTTGCACCTGTCACCACAACATTTTG